TCGTTTTCTTTATCTTGGCTTGGTTCTTTGTTTATCACTCGTTGACCCGACGCTGCGGAAGGGATTGGAGGGATGTTTGCACTTTTTACTATTTCAGAATCCTTCCCTTTTGCAAAGGCAGACTTCTTAACTAAATCAGCAAACTTAGAGCCTAATTCTGCGAAAAGGATTGAGTTCACTTTTGTTTGTGTTTCAGATAATTTGCTGTCATAAAGTCCACTTCGGAACTTTAGAGCAACTGCGTCTTTGAACTCTTTAGGAACAGGCACGCCCATAAAGTCTGACTTATCATTCAGAGTCTTTAGGAATAGGGTAGTCTCTTGTTCCTTTTTTTGTTCTATGACGCGCTGCTTATCTGTAGTATGTTTGGCAATTAAATCATTGCGTGTTTTTAATATATCTTCTCTTTGAGCAAGTAAACCTTTTTTATCATTCAGTAAATTAACTCTTACTACCTGAGCCTTGTGAGCTATTTTTCCATTAGCCACCAATTCGTCAATTTCAGTATCAATCATTTCGGGAGTCCACCCTTCTGTGTTTTCAAGCTCTGCTTTATACAATTCAACGTCCGTCATTTTAACGGCGTTGTCAATAATAGCAACATGATTATCTACATTACGAGTAGGTTCAAGTATTAATTCCTGCGGAAGTCCAAGTTCCATTAATTGTATAGCCGCCGCAGTTTCAGGAGTATAATCAGCTAAGATTGACTCTTTAGTCATTTGTGTGACTTTTTCTAACTCTGTCTTAGGAACAAAATTTTCTTTAAAAGCATCAAAAGACTCTTCTTTTAATTCAACGCCCCAACCGTTTTTAGCTAAAGCCTGAAAAGTCCCATCTTCAAATGTTTTAGGAACATCCGCAATGTCCTCTGATTTAATTTCAAATAAAGGATTTACTTCCGGCGCTGCTGCGGCAGGAGCTTCTTCCTTTTTCTCCTCTTTAACTTCTGGAGTTTCAATCTTAATGTCACCAGGCTTAACTTGTTCGTCAGTGATGACATCTTTGTTTGTTTGTTCTATTGGTGTTTCTACTTTTGGTGACTCAATCTTAACTTCTTGGTTATTAGACAATTCGTTAAGAAGTGACCAATCTGGCGCTGTTACAGTGCTTGACTGTTCCGAAACGGAAGCGGGATTAAATTCTTCTGGCATTGTGTTAAATTTTTTAAGGTTGCATAAATATCCAACTATTTTAACACAAAAGACAAAAAAGATATTAACATCACAGATTTGAGACGGTTTAAAAGAAAAAGTTTTCCTTACAAATTTGAAATGAAAAAAGGACTACTCTGTGAAGAATAATCCTTTTGAAGGCGGTAAATTGATTAACCCTTAATTATAATTTAAACCGCAGAACCTTGACTATCTATTGTACTTTTAATAATCTCTTGTTGACCTTTAAGATTCAACTCATGCATATTGTTCTTAGCCTTGTTATTGTCAACCAACATTTGAACCTCTCCCTGTAATTTTACAATCGCAGCTTCCTGATTCTGCCTATCCTCTCTGTCATCGTTGGCTATTTGTAGTTGTTGGTCTAGTCTAGCTTGCTCCATCTGCGCCGCCGCTTGGTTATTAGCCTCCTGCTGTTGTTGTGCAATAGCATTCATTCTCTCCATAGCCTCTCTTAAAAATGCTTTCTTTTGAGCTAATGTTTCTGCCAACATCACATTCATTACATCCATAGTATCAATAGTCTTAGCGTTAATAGCCAGTTGCATAACTGTATCTATTTTTTGACTTATCTCCATGTAAGCACTTCCATCTTCAATAAAGACTCCGTAATCTCTGTAACCTACATCTTTAGTTACTTGTAAAAAATTAAATTTATCAGAACCTAATATCTGCTCTCCCTTTTCTACTTTATAAAACGCCCAACTAATAGCAGAAGCATTTACTATTTGTTGCATTACACGTTTTGTGAATCCTGAGAATCCATAAAATAAAGCCTCTGTAATAGTACGTGAATTTGAAATATCTGACTGTTGCGCCGTGGCCGTCGAACTAGCCGCCGTAACACCCATTCTGTTTTCATTTATTCCTGTTATTAAATTAAGCTCATTACGAATATCATTTCTTAATGCTACTAAGAAAGAAAAATTATCACTCAATCCTAAATCAATAGTTTTTATAATATCATTTGGATTAAATCTACTTCCATTTTGTCCGGCCTGAGCCGAATCAATATCTAGTACACCATCGTTAGTTATCTTATGAATAACGCCATCCAACTTCTCTAATATTCCAAGTCCCGCCCTGTCTAAAACAATTACCTTACCTTTAGCTCTTACAACGTCTTTCAATATTTGATACATGATAATATCATAAATATTCTCGAAGTTCTCAATAACTTGTTGTAAAGAAACAACTACTCCATCAGTTCTTCCGTGTACATATCCTACATAAGTAGAAGAAAGTACGTGTGAAGGTTTGTCAGCCGAATGCTTTTGGAAATATGTTGGGCGCATATTAATATCAATAATACCACCAATTCTCGTTGCCTCGTACTCCTCTTCTCTCCACTTTGTCTCAATAGTGTATTCACCCTTAGCCACCATTTTATCATGGTAGTCTTTGTTGTTCTCGTATTTAATAGCATCAAGCTCCAATCTGAATGAATCAGACTCAGGCTCTAAAGCTAATTGATTTGGTGTTTTAGGAACTATCTTATAATAGCTTGGTGTTACTGATTTCCATACAATATGTATAACCGCAACTTCCAACTGCCCATTAAAGTCGCGCATAAACCCTCTACCGCTTCCCGTTTGACCCGTCCACGCAGAAGGATTTTTCCTTGCTGTTTCTAATTGTTCACGCTGCGCGTCAGTTAGCTTATACTTCATTAAAACCGTATGCACAGGAAGCCATTTGCGGCATCCCATAATAGGGCTTTTCTCCATATAATCGTCCCCTTCAATAGCTTCAAAGATAGCATCGCGCGGGTCAATAGTCCAATATTCAATATCACCCGTTTCAGTTCTTTCTATCTGCCCAAAAGCATAATTGGTAATCTCACAATGTTTAAAACTTTCTCCCACCTTCTTCTTTAAATCAAGTTCCTTCACCTGATTGTCAAGAATAATTTGCATCATGTCTTCTGCCTTGTCTTTAAAAGACATTTTTTTCCATACAGGGTCTTCTTCATTTTGAGGGATTTGCACACCCTCCATTAAATCAACGCCAGTGTGTTTTTTAATCACTTCAATTTCTTCCTTAGCAATCATAGCTCCAACCATTCGGTCATATTGAGCCATCTTCTCTGTCATTGCTTCTGAATTAATTGTAGTGACGGTGGCCGCCAAGGGTCTTTTTAGCCACTCTCCGTGAAGCAAATCTATTTTGGTTCTACCTAATCTATAAGCGATGTAAGTAGCTTTATCTGTTTCTCCGTAACGTTTAGTAATCCAATCGAGAGCGCCCTTAACTTTAATCCCATTATATCCTAAGAATAATCTCGACATTCGAGAACGAGCGTTATTCCCATACATAAGAACAGATTCGGCGTAATCAAGATGGCTCTTTAAAAAAGTTTCATTCTTATCTTTTTGAAAAATATCTTGTCGGGGGAACAGAATGCTCATGCGTTAAATGTTAATAGGTTGTGTAAATATAAAAAAATAGTTTAACTTACTCGAAATAAGTTATTGGCACTATTTTAACCTTGTGGCGCTCCAAACATATCCCACATTAAATCCCTATCCTCTTGAATGTTTTTCAGTCCGCCAGAAGACCCAGTTTTAAGCCTAAGCCCACCATTACCATCATCCTCGAATTGAGGTAATTCAAATCTATTTTGAATCTTATTTTCTGTTTGGTCTTTAGGTTTAATCTCCCAACTTACATCTTGAACTAAAGCAATTCCATAAGCATCCGCCAAGTCGTTATCACTTCCAACTTCCATAATATCATAATTACCTAACTGATTTATTAATTCAGGAAACCAAATATTTTGACAATAATCTTCAATGTGAGATTGCATTTCCCCAACCATTCTTGGCCGAGAAAACCCTGTTAACTTAAATCCTTTTTCATGGTTCTGTTCACTACCCTCTGATTCAAATTTGCGCGGCCTGTCCGCAAAATAATGCTTTAATCCAGCTTGCTCAAAATAAGATATAATAACGCCATTAGCTAAATCTAAAAGAACTGCATTAACTAAATTATACATCACCGATAGCTTCATGCAAAGCTCATAAAACATTTCTTTTCTTTTAGGCCTACAACATATTACCGCCACAGGAGTCTTCGTAATTCGATCTAAAACACACATTGCTCCCAATGATTTAGATGAACTGGAACTGTCTTGATCGTAACTGTCAAGCCCTGCACAATATCTCATTGTAAATCCTCCCTTCGGAAACTCACCGTCCACCCGAAGAACAGGAATCGTGATCTGGAATGTTGGATAATTTGATGCCGCAATCGCCGTCGCCGTGTTCTGGAACGTGATCACCAAACCCAAATCAGTTCCGGCAATCCACGCATCCCTCAACGTGTTCGAGTCATACTCGACCGTCATCGAACCGGTGATCTTCCGCTTCCCCAAAGCAGGGATACGCGACCGCTTACCCGACCCACCAAAGTTGAACCCGTTCGGGTCCAACGCATTGTCGTAGGTGAGGGAGAAGTCACGA